TATCGGAAATGTGTTTACACTTTTACCAAATAATAATGGTGCAGAAGCAGAACCTGTAAAGCTTGCTTGCAAATCATTAACATCGTAAAGTATAGTATTACCAACTGCTGTATTAAATTCATTAATAGTGAAGGTTGGTATTTCGCCAGCTATTTGACTATATGCAAATAGTTGAGTATTACTATATGAAACACCTGTACCAAAATAATAATTTAAACCATCGGTAGTTAAACCTGTTGGACTTATACTTGCATTATATCCACCATCTATATATCCATAGCCTGGTAAAACACTTGCAGATGCTTTATATGCAAAACTCCAAGCTGGCGTTGTTCCTCCACCTTTTGAAAAGAATTCAGGAGTAAAAGTTGCAGATGCAGTTTGTTGATTTGTGAAAGCAACATACGCATAAACTTGCCAATTAGATGAACTAATACTTGCAGTCATATTATTACTAAACTGCAACCATTGATTACCATTAAATCCAACTGCGTTATATGTAGATGCCGATACTATATTCAATCCACCTGCTACTGTCCCAGTTACGGAAGCAGTATAATTACCAACTGCTGCTAACCATTGGGTAGAACCTGAAACATAGTTTTTTGCCTGAAAATCAAATACTAAACCATCAGTTATTAGTGATGCGGTTATGTAATTGCTTTCAAATGCAAATGGAGCAAATCTCATTATACTAATTGTTTAATGTATGATGAATAGATTGATGATGTATCAAATGTTACGAATGTTAATATATCTTGCGAACCAGATGCTGGCGATGCTACATATGATTGTCCTGCTACTTGTTTAAATGAAGGACTAAATGTTAATGTACCGCTACCACCTGATGCTTGATTAACTATTAAGTTTATAGTTTGTCCTGCTTTTATATTACTTGCAGTTAAACGAGTTGCAGTAGATGCAACAAGATTTAAAGTAAAGAAGTTACCTGTACTTAAATCCATACTTGCAGTTGCAGATGAAATAGTTAATGCAGTTACATTACCTAATACTGAACCAACAATTATTTGACCACCTTGGAATGTATTACTACCTGTTGTTGCGTATGAGCCTGTTTTAGATATTATTGAAGATGTTACACCTAATAAAGTTGTCCACTTTGTTTCATTACTACCTGTATATGCTGCAAGTGTTGTATTTTTAGTATTTACAGATGCAGTGAATGTATTCATTGAAGATGTATATGCAATAAATGATGCAGTGTTTTGTATACCTGCATTAATATATGTTGTAGCATTACCTTTTGTAAATGTTATAGTATCTCCACTAAATGAAGATGTTAAAACCAATGAACCCGTTGCAACAGGTGAAGCAGATGCTGAATAAGAATTTAATGCAGCAATAGAAGTTCTAGCACTACCGCTTCATGTTTCAATACTATTTAATCTTGCATTAGTAGATTCAGTATATGTATTTGTTGATGCGGTATAAGCATTAAATGAAGATGAATCTAATTTAGTTCCATCTTGCAATCCACTAATTACAGCAATTGGTCCATTTATATTTGAAACAATACTTGCTGATACTAATCCATAGAAATGTAATCTTGTAGAATATCCTTGCAATACACCTTCATCTTTAATTTCATTTACACTTGCAGTCCATGCTTCAATATTATTTGTATCGTTTTCAACGGCATCTAATCTTGCATCAGCAGACCATGTGAATGCATTAACACCACTATTGATTACTAATTGCGATGCAGTGAATGCGTTTAATGCATTGAATGATGGTTGTTGTGATTGAGTAAATGCACTTAATACACTTATTGAATTATTCCAACTACTACTATCTACATTGTATGCTGTTTGATTTACAGTCGAATCAATTACATCTACATTGTAAGAACGAAGTGCGCTTGGTGTAATTTCACCAGCGTTATTATTTGGAAAAGATTGATTATTTTCTACTATTAAGGCCTGTTTAGATATCGCTGCCATGATTTATTTTTATTTGTTTAGTCTATAATTCAGTTTCGAAACCATCAGAATACCCATCACTAAATCCGCCACCGCCTGTTCTATTTGCTGATTGAATAACTCCAATGCCTTGTTGCATCAAAGCACCTTTGCAACATCTAACATCATATGTATCTGAATCCAAACACAAACAAGCTCTCCTACTATTCTTTGGTGAACTTAAACCTCGTGTTGGACCAAGAAATATACCACTCTGATTTTCTCTATTAACAGAGTATCTTAAATTACCATTACGGCTATTGCTCCAGGTTCCCATAATTCCTTTTTACTAATAACAATGTAAAATATAAAAATGATTACTACCTCAATTTTTTCATAGCCTCATTATGCATTAAGGTTTCAAATTGATTCTTATCTGCCTTATAGCATAAATAATACAGGCATTGTTCTAAAGGTTGCTCGGTAATTTCGTTGAACTTTGTAACATCTCCGCTAGCGAGCTCAACGATTGTGGAATAAGACCCCCACTTCTTTGCAAAATTTGCTTGATGTTGAGATTCATATCCTGTTCCATCGTAGATTTCAGGGTATCGTTCAATAAGTCCATTAACAAATTTACAAAAAAAAACAGAGCACCGAAATGCACATCCATACCTATATTCAAAAACTTATCTCTATCTTGTTCGCCTGTATAGGTTTTAATTAAATAACTATCACCTTTCTTTTGCGTAACTGGTCTATATAGTATACTCATTATATTAGGCCAATTCTCATCTATCTTTAACTCTTTATATTTCATTATATCTACATACGCACCATATGTCATTGTAGATAAGTTAGGTTCAAAGCCGTATTCAACATCACCTATCTTAATTATTTTTTGCAAGGGTAATTCAGTAATACCTATAAACGATTCTAATTCAGTTCGTATAATATTGTAATCTTCTACTGATAATGCATTCAAATACTTTGGTTCTAATCCGCATAAGTGATACAACATAATTGCTGTCACTGCTTCAGGCTCATCCTCATAGTTTTTAATTTGCCCCTGTAATTCTAACCACTTCTTTAATGTGATATCACCATAACTTGTAGGAATCTTTAATTCCAATTCTTTTACTGCCATATGTTTAACGCTTTTAATATATTTGTTAATCTTGTAACTTTCTTTTCTTCGTTTTCTAATTTAGCATTCATCATAATTAACTTTGCATTCGCATCATCAACTTGCTCCTGTAAATCTTTTGCATAGAGTATCAATTGCTTAATCTCTTCTGCTGTCCATGTTTGCTCAGTACTTATATTTTCCGATTGTGATTGCATATTGTCCTTTCTTTTGTGCTTGTTGTGATAACTTCATCATGCAGCAATATCTCGCAGCATCTATTAAGTGGTCTAATCCACCTTCTGGTGTATCCGTTGTATATCCGTTCTTATCGGTTGCATACTGATACGAATACATTTCATTGATTAAGTTCTGTGATTTATTTTGAATGAATATCTTATGGTTCTGCATTACACCTATTCCAAATTTAATACTATCCTTTCCTTTTACTACTGGCTTTATATTAAATCCCATTCTATATAGTTCTTCTATCAAACGAGGTTCAGCAGAATCTGCCCATATCTCTTCTTGCTTTGTGATATCTAATGCTCTTAACTTATTTGCGATATCATTTGTTACTAAACCTTTTTCGTAAAGTAATTCTTCCAAATAGATTCTATCACCACTTTTGTAAACAGCAACAAGAGCAGTGGGGTCATTGCTAAACCCAAAGTCAATCCCAAAACCCACAAAATCAGCGTCATACTCACCACATAACTCAAATTTAAAAACTGCTTTATCATTTGGAGCAAACTCACCTTTACCATATATCTTCCATTGTTTTTCATTCTTATCTTTAAGCGCTTCAATTGCTTGAACCATCTCTTTGGGTAAATAGGGATTATCAACATAAGTAGTTACATATCTTTCACAATCTTGCATCTGACGTAACCAATGATAAGGACTGATGGTAGGGTTATATGCTAGGATAATCTTACCTGTTGTTCTTATACTTAACTGAAAATAACTTTCTTCATCTACTTCACTGGCCTCATCAATAAAAAGAATATCCGATTTTAATCCTCTTAATTTATCAGCATCATCTGTTGACACAAATTGTATAATAGAATCATTGTAAGTCCAAACTCTATCAGTAATATTATAGTCTTCTTCTCGCCATATGTCAAGGGATACCAATATGTCTTTGAAATCTTTGATAATCGTTCTCTTAAGCGATGGTATAGTTTTTCTAACAATTGTAATAGTTTGAGGTTTCTCTAATGCTTGAACAATAAGATACTGAAGGATTGCATATGTTTTACCACTTCTCGTTCCACCTATGTGCTGACTAATTCTACTATTGCTTTCCAGCAGATGTTCAAATGTTATCGTCGTGTCTATTGTGACTTCCACTTTTATTAATGTTTATACTGATTTGTTGAATACGATGGTCCACTTGCCCACTTATTTCCATAGCTGATTTCTTTGGCACAATGTATTCCAATAACTTTAAATATAATTTAGCTGCTTCTACTGGGTCTTGCTTTCTTATCTTCTCAAAATCTTCGGTGATATTATCTAAACCTCTATTAGCAAGTCTAGCGATTGCAAGTTTAGCCTGTTCAGTGCTTCTATTTATTGCTCCTGCGGGTCTTCCTTTGCTTAATTTATTTCCTTTGACGAATGGCATAAAATATGTTTATCTATGTTATTTTAACACCTCTACTCTGGCTTTGTAGTGAACGGCTCCATTATCCATCCATGCAATATATTTCCATCTTCATCTAAAATATAAAATGTATGTCTGTCCGTTCTATTATTACTTTTTAATACTAACTCTTTTGTTTTAATAAAGTTCCAATCAAAATACAAACGCAAGTATCTATCTACTATGTAATTATTAGATGTCATATGGCATATGCATTGTTGATGGTAATTCTTTTCTTATATCTTGAAATGGTCTACCTTTACCTTCTTTTTTAGATTCAGTTGTTCTTCTATCATATATCCATTCTAATATTCCGAATTCCTCTGCTTCTTTTAATTGTCTATCGTAGTGTCTCTTAACTGCTTCAGGTCCTTCTTCCCATGCTTTATCCAATCTCTTTTTTATTTGTGCAAATCTTTTTATTGCATCATTGTTTCTTGTACTGAATGGATATTTTGGTTTATCAGCTGGTAACTTGCCCATCTCTTTATCTCTTATCCTTCTTTCATTTGCTTTCTTATTCCTACATGTATTACAAAACTTAATAGGTCTTTCCGGCATATATGTTTCACCACAATACTTACATACTCTGGGTTTTGATAGGTCTACTTTCTTAAGCATCTTTAAATGGATTGTCTATAACTTGTTCTAAATATTTTCTTACTTTCTTTACTGCTAAAAAGGTTGTACTCTTACTGATACCTATTTTATTACTAACTTCGTCCAAAGTGTCCTCACTCATCCAATACAATTCAAAGATTCGTGCTTGCGGCCACATTCTTGTAACGGATAACTTCTTTAACTCTTGCAATACTTTAAGATGTGCTTCTTCTAACTTTCTATCATAATCTTCATTGTAAGGTGTATCAAATACAATATCCTTAACTTCTTCTACATAAGTAGTTCTATTCAACTTCTTTGTTTTGTTCATAAATCTACTATGTAAAAACTTATGGCAATAGAAAAGATTATATGTGTTTTCTCCAAAGAATAATTTAGGATTGCACTTCTCATGCAAATAGATGTATAGCTCTTGAACTAAATCTTCTGCTTCTTCTTTTTGCTTTGTTATCTTTTTAGCTGATTTCATTAACCAACTATAAGATTCTTCATGCAATCCTATTAATCTTCTTTCACACTCACACCTTTGTACACTACCTGAATCTATCATTCTTATTTACCTTTTACATAATTAAATAAAAAATCAACTGCTTCTTTCCAATATCTTCCGGCAGAGCCACAAGTGCATGGACGTGGAGTATTAGTTCCATTTAATCTATTGAACATATCCCACACATAAGGTGCATGATTGGTTGGTAAGTGTGAACCGATTTGTTCTAACACACCTTTTAAATGTACTAATTCTTCAGGGGTTAATTCGGTTATCATTACTTAACTTGTTTTAATTTAGGTAATCTCATTTGAGTTTCATTCGGAACCTTTGGTTGAAAGTTATTAGGAATTACTGGATTCTCTAAATCTAAGAATTTTCTAATCTTATCAAAGTGTGGATGTGTAGGTGAGAAACTTAAACCTAAACATGCAAATAATAAAACTAAATCTTCTACTGATGATAATCTTCCAAAATCCACAAGATACAATGCATCTTTGTTAATTTCTACATCTTGTAATTCTGCTTCGGTTACTCCGAAATCTAATGTTGCTTTTTCCATTTTGTTTTTGTTTTTATTGATTAATTAATTTCATCCATTCTTTTGTATCGTTATCTCTTACTTCTCTAACTTCATCTAAGTCAGAACTTGTACTCATTCTGGTTTCAATCCATATACCTCTTAATTGAAATATCATATGTGGTTGTGCGTGGATGAAATTATCGCCATACCATATCTTTAAACTATCAGGAATATCCTTCCATAAATTTTTTCTAAACGAAAACAGGCATCCCCAGCCCCCTACATTATTTCTATTATCATACATTTCAATCCTAACATCATTTGATTTATCTAATGTATAATTATCACTATGTGCACCTATATATCCAATCTCTAATAGATTTTCGGTTTGTTCTAAATACTGATAATACTCATCTACTTCAAAAAGTATATCATCATTTGATATTGTGATGTTTTCGTACTTTGCTTCTTTAACCCCTAAATTCCATGCAGGATTTACATAAATGTTTTCATTGGGTGTAATTACCTTTAACTTCTCATTCGTTGGAATTTGGTGTGTTTCTGTCTCTCTATTGTTAATTAAGATTACTTCACCTACATACTCTGAATTTAAATAACGATTAAGTAATTCCAAAGTATATTCTGATTTCCAAATTGTTGGAATGATTACAGAGAATTTATCCATTGCTCTACTGATTTAATGTTTAATAATTGATTTCTCATTGTTACATATTCATCCCATGTCAAGTCTAACTTTTCCATTTCTTCTTTATTCATTTGACCGCTTTTGTTAAATCTAATAAATCCAATACCCCAATCGGTATCAATAGTTGAAACTTCTATATCATTTCTAAATTGAATATCTACAATAGATTTCCATGTAGTTCCTGTCCATGCACCACCTGGGTCAGTTTCGCTTGTTTGTCTTTCTTCGGTTGGTAAACAATCATGCACTAATATAATTCCGTTATCTGATAAATGATTAAGTGAATTAAGTATATCTGCTAAACATTGTTCTCTTGTATGTAATCCATCAATAAAGATTATATCATACTTAACATCTTTTTCTAATGATTTAAAAAACATATCTGATGTTAATTCAACGATACCTTTATGTAACCAATCTCCTACTGGATAAGGTTCTACACCTGTTTTCTTTTTAATATTAATATTATCGTAATTAGATTCTGGATATTGTATTCCGATTTCTAAATAAGATTTGTAATTGTACTTTTCAATTAAGAAATTAATAACCTGAGTTCTTGTCATTTTTATAGTTTAATTTGATTACATTGTCCATCGTAATCTTTATTTGTTAATTTATTTAACCATTCTTTTCTCTCGCAGCATCCACAACTATCTTTACCAAATAGTTTTGCTATTGCTAATGCAATCCTTTCACCAAATCCTAATGTGATTACATGAATCAATGCTTCTGCATAATCACCAATTTTAATCCACTTCATTTATTTCTTTTTAATGTATTGTCTAATAATGTTTGCAAGTAGTGCTGATATTTTAAAACCATGTTGATTTGCATAATCTTTTAATAGTTTATGTACTTCAACTGGCAATTGTACCATAGCATATTTCTTTTCGTTTGTATCTTTCATATTATTTACTATTAAGGGATTTACCCATTTGTTGAACTGCATCAATAAAACTTCTTTCAATCATTTCTAATTGCTTTCTATCAATACCTTCAAATTCTGCTACGATACCAAACTTATGATTTTCTAATCCGTACTTATCAAATGAATTGTGTAACGCTGGTAATCTATTTCTTTTACCTTTTTTCGCTCTTCTATAATGTGCTCTATGTTCTAATGTTCTAACTGATAAATACATTTCAGTCATTCCGATATACATTTCACCTTCTGGGTTTTGTATGTAATAGATTTTTGGAGTTTCATCTGCTTTACGATACTTACGCATATTCTCTATATGCCAATCGTAATTCTTTCTTTGCCAATGAGCATGATGTTCAGGATTAATTTCAGTTCTGAATTTAAGATTATCTTTTGAGTTACAACTTTTACATCTATCTTGAAGTCCATCTTTACTTGCACTTCTTTTACTGAACTCTGTGGTTTGTTTATTCTTACCACATAATTTACATTGTTTAAGACTTGCCATCTTTTTAATTTTATTTACTACTAATATACAAAAAATAATTTAGATTACCAAAATATTCTTTAGAATAAATATAACAGGAAATTTCAAACGCATAAAAAAGCCGGAGAAGATGGCAATCTAAAACTCCGGCTATATATTAAGAGGTAAGAACACTGCTTATGTGTTTAATTAAAATAATAATGAAGCAGTAATAATTAAGTTCTTACTAATCTATAACATTATATTTTTATTTTGTCTAAGTCTTTTTTTATATGCTGTCTGCTGTCAGTGTCTTTTTATGATTTAGATGCTGCTTCTACTTACACCCCCCTGTCCCCCCTCACTGAAATATGAGTTAGAAACAGAGGTTAGAAGAGAACAAATAAACCATACAATGATTTGAGTGCCACTCCTACTTAACAGAGCCCCCATAGGTTTCCCTACAAAAATAAATATACAAAAGATTTTCCAAAACGCAAAATAATATAGAAAATATTTTAAAGATAGAAAATACCCGAAAAACCTGGTTTTATTAGTGTAAAACGCAATACATAAGTCATTGACCATCAATATATTACAAAAAAACCTTATTTTTCTTTGCAATTCGGGTTTTTATTCGTATATTTGATATATCAAAATAGCAATAACAAAATGAAAAACCACATTGAAACCACCATCGAACTCGTTGAAGCACGTATCGAATCTCTTATCCACAAACTTGACGTTTGTTCTGAGTCTGAAGTTAGCAACATTCAAAACCAAATCCGTAAAGCGGTTCGATACAAAAACGAACTTTCACTTGAACTTAACAAAAAATAATTGATATGTCAAAAAATGAAATTATTGTCCAGATTGAATCCGAACTTGATAAAATAGTCAAACTACAAGATGAGTTATCAAAAGCTGATACGGGCCACGATAGGGGTATTAGAAATCGTCTTATACGTTCACGTCAATATATGTTTGAACTTATAAATGAATTGAAGTAAAAAATACTAAACAAAATTGAAAATATTTTTATAAATATTTTTGTGATTAAAAAATAAGTTGTATATTTGATATATCAAAAGAGCACAAATAAAATGAAAAACATCAACACACAAAAAGAACTTGCAGCATTCCTTCAAACTTCAGAAGCTTTTGAAGGTGAATTTGAATACAAAGGTTTTAGCATCTGGTGGAACAACTACAACGCAAAAGGTGTTCAATCACCCGAAGCTGGCTACTTCCGCTGCGACCCTGGAAGCAAAGCAACACACAAAACTTTTTACAAATTGTCTGATGACTTCTTTGCTGGATTTGAATGGGTGTTGTCTTAATAATTTAACAAGGGGGGTTTGAATTGTGTTTCCAACCTTGTTCTTAAAAATCATAGTTTTACTTCAGAATTTTTCTATGGTTTTATATGTCAGAGTCCTTCCTACTCTGGCATTTTTTTTTATAATAATTTTTTTATTTGAAAAATTTGTTGTATATTTGGTATATCAAAATAACAATAACAAAATGACAAAAGACCTTTCAACCCTGATGAAAAACGAAGATTATAAAAATGCTTTTCATATGTATTTTCAATACGTCGGTCGTAATAAACGATACGCTAACATTTACAAAAATAAAATGGAAAAGCTTGAAAAAGCACTCAGTGCTGGTTTACTTACAATTGAATAACGCTTATATTTATATTAAATAACAATAATAATGGAGCAAACAATTCAAGACGCTTTTGAACAAGGTTATCTAACCGAATATTTAATACATTACCCATCAGATGAAAATTACGCATACGTATCCGACAAAATTGGAATCACTAGATGAGGACCAATTAAACACCGGTCAATTTTCAATAATTGATGGTGAACTACATAAATTTTGTGCATACCATAATACAATGGAACCATTGGTCAATTTTCGACCAAGAAAAAATCTATTCACAAGGTATGAGAAATATTGCCGTGAAGGAGTCAGACTCAGAGTTCACGAAACAAATGCCCGTCGTGCTGGAACAAATGCTTTGAATTCACACCTTATACCTGAGGACGTTGAAGGAGCAAAAGACTTACTAACAAAAGCAGGGTATGATATTAATCAAGATATTCACCAACAATTTATGGAACGCTATAAAAGAATTCACAAAGAAATTTTTGGGTATTAACCCTTATTTCTATCACGCCAAGCATTATAGCAAATTGCAAATCCTTGTGCTGGCTTATATTCATTTTTGATTTCTTTATAACAACGCTGAACAAATTGTCCTTGACGTTCTCCAGAATTAGGCTTGGGTATTG